GGGAAAATTTATTAGCCCTTATTCATAACAAAACAATTTTTCAATGGGAGCCTTCTTTACCTAATTTAGAGGTAAGAGCGGTCCTAGTAACTGGAAGTGAAGTTCCTACGGCATCTCGAGACATGGTTCTCTCGACCCCCGACCGTCATTTAATTTGTGTGGGTACAGAAACCACACTTCAATCTGCAACAACTCAAGATGATATGTTTGTGCGGTGGTCTAATCAAGAATCTACAACCGTTTGGACTCCGACGGCAAGCAATACTGCAGGTAGTCAAAGACTTACCGATGGTTCTAAACTGATGGGGTCTATTGTAGGAAGGACAGCCGTTTATATTTGGTCGGATACCGCAATGTATACCATGAAATTTATTGGACCTCCTTTGACGTTTGGCTTTCAACAAATGGGAACCAATTGTGGTATGTCCAGTCAGCATGCAGCAGCTGAAGTTAATGGTATTGCCTATTGGATGGGACCTACCGGGTTCTATCAATTTAATGGAGGACGAGTAGAGTTAATGCCTTGTCTGGTGGAAGATTATGTCTTTGAAGATCTTAATGCTGACGCCAATCAACAAATTCATGTGGCCGTTAACGCTTTATTTGGAGAGATCACTTGGTTTTATCCAAGCAGTGGTTCGAATTATGTCGATCGATCCGTGACCTATAATTATTTAGATTCATCTCCGCAAAATCCAATCTGGTATACTTCTTCTCTTGCTCGTTCAACATGGAGCATTGAAGGAGTTTTCACTAAACCTTATGCAACTGAATTTAAAAGTGGGGTAGCTCCTACTTATCCAACCGTTGTAGGAATTTCTAATGGTGCTAGTTATTATTGGCAACAAGAAAAAGGAACCGATGAAGTGTTTGCCAGTGGTACAACGAATGCTATCGCCGCTAGTGTCGAATCAGGAGACTATGATATTGGAACTCAAGGAATTGAAGGACCTATTGGTGGAGAATTCATGATGAGAATTAGTAGAATCATACCTGACTTTGGGTCTCAAACTGGAACTGCTAAAGTTTATTTAAATACTAAAGAGTTTCCAAGTAGCACGGCGACTTCCACTTCGTACAACGCCACTACTTCTACAACTCAAATCTTTACCCGACAAAGAGCAAGACAAATTGCGATCAAGGTAGGTAATGTAGACACAGGACAAACTTGGAGAATGGGAACTTTTAGATTAGATATTCATCCAGGAGGTAGAAGATAAAATGAAGAATTTTTTACGCCTCATATGTATATCCTATATTTTAATGGAGGAACATGGCAAAGATTAGTGAAGTTATAGCAACGATTCTAGGTCCAGACTTTGATGCTATGAACGTTCAAGGACTCGCAGATAATGTAGGGTCAGTCGTACAAAAACTTAATACTACTTACCAACAACAATTAACCGATGAATACGAAGCCTTTACTTTATTCATCACTTAAGTTAAATTAAGGAAAAGAAGAATGGCAAATACATATCGAAATATTTGGAAGGCTGACGCCACCACAAACATTGTAACAGTTTATACCTGTCCTGCGGAAACAGTAGCGATAGTTAAATCTATTTCGGCTTACAATACCCATGCTTCATCAACCCCTGATTGGACACTTACGGTTACCGATAGTGGTAGCGCCACGGATTTTATTTATAAAGTAATAGCTAGCGTTCCAGCTAAAGGTAAAAAAGAATTTTTAGAAGGAGACGAAAGTACTCTTTTAGTTTTAGAAGAGAGCGACATTTTAAAATTTACAACCACGGCGACTTCTGCTAATATATCGGTCAGCGTTTTACAACAGGATAGAACATAATGCCTTTTAAAGAATCAGGAACAGTCATCGATTATATTGACGTGGATGGTAAAAAAGTTCCACGCTATCGATGTGAAACTGAAGTTACCTTAACGAACACACAAACTAAAAAAGAATATAACTCAGATAAAGAAGCAGAGGATGATGTGAAAGATCCTAATACAGCTACAAAGAAAGAGCATATTAGAAGAGATGTTAAAGTCACCGTCCCTAAAATGGTTATGGGAAGCGGGACTTTAAAAGATGAATCCTAAAGGTGGAACAGAGTTACAGTTCGATGAACTTAAAAAAAGACTCCCGGAACATTACTGGAAAAAAATTAATATTACGACATCGGTTCCTGAAAAAACCCCTCTTCAACCAGGCAAACTTAATATTTTATGGTTAAAAAATTCTCATGATCAACCCAACATTGAGCCGTGGTTTTCAAAATCGGAGAATCATTATAAATATGATTGGTATATTTTTAATTCTCATTGGAATTTTGAAAAGTATCGGCTTTACTTTAATCTTCCTACTGTTCGTTGCCGTGTTATTAAGAATGCATTACCTAAAGTTAAATGGCTTCAACGATCTCGGTACCAAGCAGATAAAACACTAAGACTTATTCATGTCTCTACACCCTGGAGAGGATTAAATATTCTCCTAGCAGCAATGCATCATTTACTTGATGAAGAAATTCAACTGGATGTTTATAGTTCCGCTAAACTTTACGGAGATGAATTTAAAAAAGCCAATGATAAATATTATGAACCCCTTTACGAACACGCCCGTAAAATGGATAAGGTGAATTATATCGGTTATAAACCTAATCTAGAAGTTATTGATGCAATGCAGTCTAGTCATGTCTTTGCTTATCCCTGTATCTGGGAAGAAACTTCCTGCATCTCAGCCATTGAAGCGATGGCAGCGGGCAATATTCCTCTTGTCACAAACTTTGGAGCCCTTCCAGAAACCTGTGGAGATTATGGCTATTATGTCAACTATGACACAGATGCCAAAAGACTCGCTGAAGAATATGCAGCCCATATACTTTATATTAAAAGAATTTTACCCACGGATGCCATTCAGCAACGTTTAGAAAATCAACGTCAACATTTCAACCATTTTTATAATTGGGACGAACGGATTAAAGAATGGATTGCCTTTTTAAACAACGCCCTGCAAGCCAAAGGAATTTCTCATGAAGATAAATGATGGAATTTTAACTGAGGATAAATTTGAAGAAGGCACAAAACTCTTTCCTCAAAATACGGTCGATGGAACTGCACTAATTGATAAACCTACCGAGGATATTCTTCCTAACAGTATATTTGTGGTCACTCCTTGTACGGGAACGCTCATGCTTTCCTATGTTAAAGCAGTTTTAGAATTACAAATTATCTGTTTTCAAAAGAAAATTTTTACTAAATTTCACCTGGTTCAATCATCTCTAGTGACTCAGGGAAGAAACTTATGTGTTCAAGCTTTTCTTAATTCCCGTTGTTCCCACATGTTGTTTGTCGATTCAGATATTGAATTTGATCCAGCCTCTATTCCAACCATGATGGATCATAACAAAGATATTGTCCTCACTCCCTACCCCATGAAAATTTTTGATTGGGATAAAGCCCGGAAACTAGCAGATAAATCGGGTAAACCTATAGAAGATTGTCCTCATTATTTCTGTTTAGAATTTCCCGACAAAAATAAAATTGAAAGTAAAGGTGGACTATGTGAAATCATTCGGGGACCTGCGGGCTGCATGCTTATTAAAAGAGAAGTCTTTAATAAGATGATGAAAGCCTATCCCAAGATGAAAATTAAACAAAAACAATTAGTCAATGGGCTTATGGCTACGAGTGAAAACGTTTGGAACTTCTTCGACAGTGATTTTAATCCTGAAACAGGAGTCTTTCTAGGTGAAGACTATGCCTTTTGCAAACGCTGGACGGACATCGGAGGCAAGATCTATGCCAATGTTGACGCCTATATCACCCACTATGGAACCCACGGTTTCCGTGGAAGATTCATTGACGAAGGCAAGAAAGTAAAGTAATACTATAGTTCAGGGACTTTCAGGAATTCCCTTTAACCTGCCTCATTATATAATTGGAATTAAATATGCATGGAATTGAATCTATAAGACAGCCCTACGGTTTTGGAAGCTTTGTAAGCAAAGCATTTAAAAAAGTAGGAAGAGGTCTCAAGAAAGTTATTAAAAGTCCTATTGGCAGAATGGCCATTCTTGGTGGTCTTGGAGCCTACGGAGCTAACGCAGGCTGGTTTGGTGGTGGACCTCAAAGTTTTATGAAGAGCCCTGGTAAATGGGGAAAGATTATGAGTATGTTAAGTGGGCAAGACACTGCAAGTACAGCAGGACGATTAATAGGAACTAGTGGAGCTCCCGGTGGTGGAGATCCAGGAATGTTTTCTAAAGCCCCAGGAATTCTTTCAGGAGCTATGAAATTTATAGGAAAAAATAAACTTCCTTTAGCGATTGCAGGTGGAGTAGGATTAGGTACTGCGGCAATGGCTGGCAAAGGTGAAGAAGATGAACCGAGCTGGGCTGGAGATTATGGCAAAGGTCATGAGGATTATTTAAAGATGAGAAAATTATGGGACTGGGGTGGAGAAGAACCAATGTTCAGTGCTGCTGAAGGTGGAAGAGTTCACGCGCAACAAGGACTACTTGCAACTCCACAGTATGGACAGATGATGGAAGATCCAATGTCATCAGGACAAGGGGGCACTCCTAATATGCCTGGTCTAATTAGAGACGAAGAAACAACCGGCCAAGCAACCCAACAAACAGCAGACGCAGAATTAATTCAAATTATTAAAATGTTAGCCTCGATGGGAATTCCCATGGAACAATTACGAGGACGAAGTAAACAAGAACTCGTTGAACTGATGATATCTGTCTCCGGTAAAGGCGGCCAAGAACAAGAGATGGTTCAAGCAGCCGAAGGTGGAAGAGTCGGCTTACAAGGCGGCGGTGATGACAGTATTTTTATAGATGAATCTATGGAAGTGCTTAGAGGAGGACAAGATGGAGACGTAGAAGTTCAAGAGACTATGGAAGAGGCTTCGGCTCCTGATCCTACTGCTGAGATGAATGAGTTTTCTATTAAAACCTTTGGAAAACCTATACATGAATTGACTCCACCGGAACTTGAACAGTTATATGAATTGGTTAATGAGCAAGCGGCAATGCCGGATCAGTCCCCAGCGATGGCTAATCAAGGTGGACTAATGAGGACCGGTTATGCTATGGGT